CCCAACTTTCAGGTATAGACTTAGAGGCAGGTGGAGTTAACTACAGTGCTAATACTTTGGTAACTATTACTGGGGGCGGAGGTACCGGGGCTACAGCTAACGCAACAGTTGTAGACGGAGAGATAGTATACATTAATTTAGAAACACCCGGTCAGGGATATACTAATAAACCTAATGTTGTTATACTAGACTCATTTGGTACTGGTGCAATTGCTAACGCGGTTTTAAGTTATGCCTATTCAGGCGCAGCTAATCTACAAACCTCCAATTTTTACGTTATTACAGATGATTTTAATATCTATAAATGTCTGGATAACAACAACGATGTACCATCAACGGTAAAACCTGTTGAAACAGGGCCTGTAAGCTTTACAACCTCAGATGGCTATAAGTGGAAATTTATAGGTAATGTACCTATATCATTAAGAAATAAATTCTTAACAAGTACCCAGGTACCCGTAACTACATCTTTAAGTTCAAGTTTTTACTCTCGTGGGGAGATAAAAGACATTATTATTACTGATACAGGTAATAATTATAACTATGCGCGTTTAGTTGTTCAGGGGGATGGTTATCTAGAAAATGAACCTTATCTACTAATACAACCTAATGTAATAAACGGGGGGTTACTTTATACTGCTGCTAATGTTACAATAGATCCACCGTTTGATGGAGCAATCACCTGGACATCTTTAACTGCATTTAATGATGGTGATTTGGTTCAGCACGAAAATAACATTTATGAAGTAGTTATAGGGGGCACAACAGCAGCTTACCCACCAGTACATACTAACGGAATTTATTCAAATGGTACTGTAGGCTTAAAATACAAAGGAACCCAGTTAACTGCAAATGCTAATATAGCCGGTGGTTCTATTGTAGGGTTAGAGGATTATAATGCTCTAGTTAGAGAAATAGTTATAACTAATAATGGATCTGGGTATTTAACTGCCCCCTCGGTAAATATTACTGGCGGTGGAGGTTCCAATGCTTCTGCTTATTGCACATTAACTGGCAACACTATTAATAGAATATACTTTATAGATTATGGTAAAAACTATTCATCCCCACCGACAATTATATTTGGAGAAGAATGGCAGGCAAATACCGCATATTCGTTAAATGATCAGATTTTTTATAATACGAGATTGTATACAGTAAGTTCCGCAGGCACTACCAATACTACAGCTCCAACATTTGTAACAGGTACTCAAACCTTAGGTACTGCAAACCTTACATATGCTGGGGTTAAAGCAACCGGTTATGCAGTTTTAAAATACGGGTCTGGATATTCAAAAACTCCTAATATTATAATAGACGGGGACGGTTCATTTGCAAATTTAGTTTTTGAAATAGAAAAAACCGAAGCTATAATGTACCCGTATATAGAAGATGGAAAAATTACTAATGTAATTATAGAAGACGGGGGCATAGGTTATACCTACGCAACGATAACCGCTGTAGGCGACGGTTCAAATGCAGAATTTTTGGTCAATTTTTCCAAAGGTGATCTTGACACTTTACAGTCTACAAGTGAATTACTAGCAATACCCGGTGCAATTCACTCTATAAAAGTTGTTTCAGGTGGTTATGGCTACACGGGGGCAACTGCTACTATTTTCGGTGACGGAACCGGGGCAACTGCTAATGTAAATATTTTAAACGGTAGAATAACAAAAATAAACGTAGTTAGTGAAGGTAGCGGATATACTAAAGCCAATGTAGTTATAACCGGTACAGGCGTTGGTGCGGCGGCAAGAGCTATAATTTCACCCGTCGGGGGACATGGTAAAGATACCGTTTTAGAGCTTTTTGCTAAAAAATTAGCATTTTATTCTACCATTAATAGAGAAAAGAATCAAGGGTTTGATGTAACTAATGACTATAGACAATTTGGAATTATTAAAAATATTCGAAATTATTTAAACAACAAATATTATTCTGATCTTACAGGGTCAGCTTGCTGGCTAGTAAGCGGAAATATAAACACGTCCTTATTTGCTGAAGATACGATAGTTACTTCTGAGGGTAAGAGATACGTTATAATTGCTTCGGACACTAACGGTATGCTAATCAGCTCTTTAGACGGAGATACTAACCCACCAAGTACAGGGGTATACACCGAGCCGACCGGTAACTCTTTTACCGCCTCGGGAATTACTGAGCCTGACGTGGATAAATATTCTGGTGAACTTTTATTTATTGAAAACCGTTTAGCATTTACAACAACTGAAGATCAAGCAGTATCTATTAAGACAGTATTTAATTACTAAGGTAAAACATGGCAATTGATTTTAATACAGCACCGTATTATGACGATTTTGAAAAATCTAGTAATTACTACCGTATTTTATTTAAACCCGGGAGAGCTGTTCAAGCAAGAGAATTAACCCAGCTGCAATCTATTTTGCAAAATCAAATAGAACAGATGGGTAAGAACGTGTTTAAAGACGGGTCCATTATTATTGGTGGTAAGTCTTTTCTAAGCTCCGGTAGCTACATTAAAGTTCAAGAAACATCTGACATTTCAGGTTTTGAGGGTAAAACCGTTATTGGTGCAACTTCGGGTGCAAGAGCCATAGTCAGAAAAATTACACCTGTACAAACCATTAGTAGTACAACATATGATGCTGCTCTTCATTTAGTATATATTTCTGGCGAATTTGTAGAGGGCGAAACTATTACTATAGATGGCACATCTACTTCTGTAACCGCAAGCAATCTATTAGCATCATATACTGGTCAAACTTTATTTTACAGTATTGATGAAAGTGTTTTCTTTACCAAAGGGCATTTTGTTTATTGTCCTGCCCAAACAGTAGTAGTTTCCCCAACCTTTGTTTTTCAACCATCAGCAAGAGTAGGGTTAAGAATAACCGAAGGAATAAAAACCTCAGAGGATGATTCGTCTTTATTAGACCCGGCTGTCGGAACTAACAATTATTTTGCGCCTGGTGCCGATCGTTATTTTATTGATCTAACGTTAGATACTATTGAGTATGACCCTACAGTAGAGGATTCAGATACTACAATAATAGAAGAGTTTATAGAGATATGTAACGTTAGACGAGGTGAGATTGCATCTATTAACTCTATTACTCAATTTAATGAAATTGAAAATGCTCTTGCTCGTAGAACTTATGATGAGTCAGGGGATTATACCGTAAAGCCTTTTATTGCAAAAGCTAAAGATCATTTATTTAGTAATACCGAATTACTTTCTATAGAAGTTTCACCTGGTAAAGCGTATGTAAGAGGTTTTGAATTCGAGACTATTTCTCCGTCTTATATTTCTATAGAGCGAGCTCGAGATGTAGATATTGAGAATGGTTATTCTGTAGCATTGGACTATGGTAGTTATGTTACTGTTTCTAATGTTACCGGATTTTTTAATTTTACAAACGCTCAACCCGTTGTACTTCAACGCGCTGCTGCTAATTTAGCCAACGCTACTACTTCAAGCTCCTACTATGCTAATGCAGTAGGAAACGCAAAAGTTAGATACCTTGAATACGATTACGACAATATTTACAAACTTTATTTGTTTGATATTTCGCTTAATGCAGGGAACACATTTAGTGAGGTAAATTCGTTTACAGTAGCTAATTTAACTTCTGCCACCGTAATAAGTAGTTGTAATGTATATGGTAATTCTGAAATTACTTATGGAACTGATGATACTTTCTTATTTAAAGTTCCACAAGAAAATATAAAAACATTCGCAAACGTAAATGGTGTTGGGTCCAGTGTGACCGACACAACATATCAAGCTGCAAGAAACTTTTCTAGTATTAATTTTGCACCAGGTACTGGTACATATACTGGTAACTCGGTAGCTACTATTTCTGTGACTGGAAATGATGCGTTACTTGGATCTGGTATTTTATCTAATGATGCAATAAGAGAAAGATTCTATGCAGTTGTAACTGCAGTGAGCGGTGGGGTGTTGTACCCAGTCGTAGGCCAAGTTCTTGACTTTACAGGAGCTAATGGAGAAGTTGAAATATCTGGTCAAAATGCCTTCTTAAGAATTCTATCCGGTAATACATTTAGTGCAAACGTAGTTGCCGTTGTTTCTTCCTCTCAAGCTACCTCTAAAGTAAAAACTCTAACAACTGCAAATGTAATCTGGCCTGCGGCTAATGGTAATGCATATATTAATTTATTTACATCGGATGTTTATGATGTACAAAGCATACAGGATGCTAGCGGCAATACGTTTTTATCTTCCTACACATTAGACAACGGTCAGCGTGATGATTTTTATGATCATGCTAATTTAATTTTAGCTGCTGGTGCTACAGGCCCAGCTTTAGATCCATCCACTAACCCTAACGTTGTTATACAATTCAGATATTTTGATCATTCTGGTACAGGATATTTTGATGTTGACTCCTATATTAAAGGTGGTTTAGACTGGGGGGATATACCCTCTTACCAACTTTCAAAAGAGGATCCGGTTAGACTATCAGATGTTATAGATTTTAGACCGGTAAGAGCTAATAACAGTAATGATTTCTTGGCAGGTCAGTCGCCTAGATCTGGCTCTGTGTTTACCGCTGACTTTGAATACTATTTACCAAGAAGAGATAAGTTAGTTATTACCAAGGAGCGTAAACTAACCGTTGTTAAGGGTGTACCTTCACAATCCCCGTCTCTTCCTTCTGATCTAGTTGATTCAATGACCCTGTATACGTTGGATGTTCCCCCGTATACAGGTAGACCAGAGGATGTTAAGCTTACCTATGTGGATAATAAACGTTATACCATGCGTGATATAGGCAAGATTGATAAGCGCGTTGGTCGTCTTGAATACTACACAGCTTTAAGTTTATTAGAAAAAGTTGCGGCAGATGAAAAGATTCCTTCAGCTATCCCTGGCATAGATAGATTTAAAAATGGTATCTTAGTTGATTCGTTTGCCGGTCACTCGGTTACTGATGTAAACAATGGAGATGTGAGGTGCTCGATTGACTTTGAAAATAGAATTTTAAGACCTCGTTTTATTTCAGAGTCATATCTATATTCTGTAAACGACGCTGAATCTTCCGGTTACAAACAAGCTTTTGATATTTTAACAATGAATTATACTGAGGAGCCGTTTGTTTCTCAGACCAAAGCAACCAGCGTTGTTTCCTTAGTACCTTTTGAAGTATTTACTTGGAACGGCACAATGACGCTAACACCGTCAACAGACGTGTGGGCTGACACAATTACCAACCCTGCTGTAACAGTTAACTTAAACGGTGAGAACGACGCATTTACACAGATTACTTTAGACTCAACTGGCCTAATACCTTGGGGAACACGTTGGAATGACTGGCAGGCAGTGTTTAGAGGTCTTACTGATGTTAATGTTGACGTACAAGCAGTAACAAATGTATCAAACAAGGTTGCAGTTGATAAAGCAGGTAAGATATCTGTAACTCCCACTGCAACAACATCAACAACCACTACAGTTACAAAGACTTATGAAGAGTCTTTTGCTCGAACTGGTCTTCAATTTAATTCAGCACAAAAAACTATTACCGCAAAACTAGGTGAAAAGGTAATTGACTCTTCAATTATACCTTTTATTAGATCTAGACCAATATCTTTTGTTGCCAAAAACCTTAAGCCTAATACACCTATATTTGCAACCTTTGATGGCTACGATGTTACATCTTATTGTACACCGGCGGTTTATGTAGAGCTTGAAGGTAATATTGCTGGTAATATAGCTACTCTAACCGTCGCACCAGGTGGTGTTACACGCGCCCAGGGTAACGTTATTTCACAAAAAGGTAATGTCCTCTACCTTAACGCAAACGTTCAATTAAACTTACCCGAAGTGGGTAACGTGGCAACTCTGGTTTCTGCAACTTCAACTACCACGGCTAATGTAGTAGATGTGCAGACGGCAGTAGGTTTGTCTACAAATTCTTCCGGAGATATCGCAGGTATTTTTAGAATACCTAACGATGATAATTTAAGATTTAATTTAGGCGAGCGTGCGTTTAGACTGGCTGACAGCTTAGATAAAAGATTTATTACAACGGTTGCAGAGACAAAGTACCTAGCTTACGGTCTTTCTCAAACTAAAGAGGATACCATTCTTGCAACAAGAATGAATCTAGTATCCATAGACCCATTACTAGAAGTTAGAAAAAGTGGTGCAACAACATCGACCTCGCAAAGTTTCAACCAGGGTGTTGCAACTGTAGGTACTTCAGACGAAGTTACCATACCACCACCGGTTAATGTATATGTGCAGACCGTGTTCTGCGGTGAAAAAGTCAGAACTGTCGGTAGTAATGGTGTACACCACTTTATAATTAATTTAGGAGCCGGGACAGGGCCTGCTAATATTATATGTAAAACAGGGATTGTTCCTGACAGATTTACTTTAATTTATAATGGTCAGGAAATTACCTCGGGATTCCAAACAACTACTAATAACGCAGGCACGATTGCTGAATACAATGCAAGTTTAAAAAATTTAGGTTATCCGGAAATAACCAGACCTGGTGTTACAAATTATGAATTAGAATTTTTAAAACAAAACGCAGGTGTAGAATTTGCTAATTTAAGAATAGACGCTCCTTTAAGAGGTACTGGGTGGAATTTTGAAATTCAGTGTCCATCTGGTACTACTAACCCAGCACCAGGCACATTGTCCCTAACCCTTTCAGATTCAGCTATTGCACTAGTAAACAGGAATATAGGTAGAAACAGTTGGCAAGATTTTAGTGTCACCCAAACAGCTGTAACAGATATAGGTATTAAAGGTGTTATTACAAATACTGCTGTAAACCCGAGATGGACAAAAGAAGGAATCGATAAGTCTGTATATATTACAGGTATTAGTTTAGATACTTCTGGGCTACAAAAAAACGAAGGAACTATTACGGTAATTACTTCCGGAACAGGTCAAGGTTTATATAGTGGGTTTTTTCCTGCAAAAACTAGAAAAACCTGGCCAAATACACCACTTCCTGTATTATTGCAGCCTGGAGAATCCGCCGTCTTTACTATTCGTGTACATAAACATCAAATCGCGAGAATTCAAGGTAAGGTAAAAGTTAATGTAACCGCTAGAGGGCCTGGTACCGGTGGCACACAGACCGTATCAGTTAATGTCCCTACTATTGATTTTACCACAACCAGCCCTCCAATATATGTTCACCAGGATCCTTTATCTCAAACTTTCTTTGTTGATGAAAGAACGTTCCCTAATGGTTTGTTTATTTCCTCAGTTGATCTTTGGTTCCAAGAAAAAGATGATGATTTTCCAGTATCGGTTGAATTGCGACCTGTTGTAAACGGATATCCAAGTTCCACTGAGTTAATACCGTTTGCCTATAAGGTGTTAGATTCTACTGACGTGGTGGTATCAACAACGTTTGATAAAGATAAGTTTACTCGTTTTGCATTCCCTGCACCGGTATACCTGCCCGCAGGCCATTACTCTATGGTGTTAAGAGGTAATTCTAACAAGTACAAAGTATACTCTGCGGTACTAGGTGAATTCCAGTTGGATGATCCGGGTACTCGAGTGTCAGAACAGCCATATATAGGGTCGCTATTTAAGTCTCAAAATGCATCTACTTGGACTGCTGAACAGTTAGAAGACTTAACCGTTAGATTAAACAAGTGTAAGTTTAGTACTGATACTGAGAATCCAACCGAGGTAACACTAAACGCAGTAGCACCATCTAATAACGTAGAGTATGATGTATTCTTTACAACAGGTGAAACTGTAGAGTTTGCTGATACAGCCATTTCCTATTCATACCAAGGTACAAGCGAGTCTACTGGAGTTGCTGATGGTTCATTTAGACGCTATTTGTTAGGATCAAACCTACCTTTAGAAGAAAGAAAAGTTGTAAAAGCAAACAATGGTGAGACACTCAAGTTTAAGGCTGTTCTTCAGACAACAGATTCTTCCATTTCCCCGGTATTAGATTTGGAGCGCTTAAGTTCAGTACTAATTCGTAACATAATTAACAATGACTCAACAGGAGAAGACGGCTTCTCTGGGGGAAATGCGCTTGCTAAATATATTACCAGAAGAGTACCTCTGGCTCCAGGTTTTGAAGCTCAAGATTTAAAAGTTTATTTAAATGCCTATTGCCCTGGACCATCTTCAATCAAAGTATATTATAAAGTTAATGCTCCCGGTACAGTTCAATTTGACGCGGAAAATCAATATGTTGAAATGACCGCAACAAATGTAAGCGGTGATACTAAGGCGGGCTTTGCAGAATACACCTTTGAAAATGCTACTGAAACATGCTTGCCTGACGGGGCAAGATTTAATACATTTACAATTAAAGTTGTTATGTTATCTTCAGATACTACACAAGTTCCTATCATAAGAGACTTAAGAGTGCTAGCGTTAGATGACTAATAGTAAATTTTTACCAGTTATTGATAATAAGGATCTAGTACGCGATACCAGATCCAAAGCTTTGCTTGCTACCAACAAGGCAAAGTTAGAAGAGCATAGACAAAAAAAGCAACTTTTATCAAAAATGGTAAATCAAACTCAAGAAATAGAGAATATGAAGAACGATATTAAAGAAATTAAAGATCTTCTTCATACTCTCATAAAGAATAAATAAATAATTAAAGCTAATTCCAGAGAGACCACCACATGGCAACATTAGTTCTTAGAACAGTCAAAGGCACACCGTTAACCAACGATGAGGTTGATGGTAACTTTGCGAATTTAAACACCGAACTAGGTGTTGTATTCAACAGAGCGAACACTATTAACTCTAATGTAGGTGTTCTTTCTAATTTAACCACCACCGAAAAATCTAACCTGGTTGCAGCTATTAATGAGATTGCAACGGAATCAACCACTAATGTAACAATTACAGGTGGTTCTATCTCTAACATAGCTGGTAGTAATGTAAATATTACCTCTGGATCCTTGTCCGGGGTTAGCCTTTCTAATATTACCGCAAGTAATGTAAGCGTTACAGGAATTACTATTACCTCTGGATCCTTGTCCGGGGTTAGCCTTTCTAATATTACCGCAAGTAATGTAAGCGTTACAGGAATTACTATTACCTCTGGTACTGTGTCTAACGTTACACTAAGCGCTATAGCGGTTGATGATACTTCGACTGACAGTACATTTTACCCAACTTTCATGACGGCTGCGTCTGGTGACGCGGCTTTTAAAATATCAAGCACAAAATTAACTTTCAATCCTTCTACTGGTCTTTTAACATCTACTGATTATAATTCGGCTTCGGACTTAGCGCTAAAAGAAAATATAACACCTATACAAAACGCACTTAATGTTATTCAGCAGCTTAATGGTTTTAAATTTACCTGGAAAGAAACCGGGGAGGGTAGTTACGGGTTATCAGCTCAGGATGTAGAAAAAATCATACCTGAGATTGTAAAGGTTAGACCAGACGGGTTTAAAGGTATTAACTATTTAAATATTATAGCTTTGCTTATTGAGTCCATAAAAGATCTTAACAAACAAATACAAGATCTTAGAAACGATAAATAATACATTAATAAGCCGAGTTCATAAGGAGCGAGGATGGCAATTCAGATTAACGGCTGTACCGTTATTGATAACAGTCGAAATTTTTGTAATGCTGCGAACATAAATTCCACCGCGGTTTGTACAACAACCCTGTTTGCAACTAACTATTGTGGTCCTGGAGCTTCTACTCTAGGGGGAGAATCTTACGTCTGTGCTATAGCATGTACAAATCTTACAGCTGGTGATCCGGTCGCAACATGCTGTACCGTAGGGGTTGGGTCGGTTTGCGGTGATCCAGCGTACTGTTGTTTCATTCGAACATGTTGCGACTCTGTAGGTGCTACAGCAACAAATGACGCTGTAGCAGTTAAGTTTGGTTGTTCTGATTGTTGCTTTGCTACGGTACAATTTTTATCACCCTTTGCGCTGGGCTGCTGCATCACCGGTTCACCTGGTCCTAACATTTGCTGTGATGGCTGTATTCATGTTCGTGCTCACTGTGTAACTGCTACAGGTTCCCAGCTATCTTCCTCTTCAGTTTGTAATTTCGAACTGTGCTGGGCTTGTATCTGTAATGGTTGTAACTGCGGTGTGTTTATGTTTACATGTGCCGTGGATCAGCTTAGGTTTAAAATGATTGCTGTACCCTCTTGTTCAGGTACCATAGCTGACATAATATTATGCCGTTTTAGATGTTTTTTTTCTTGTGGAAACGGAACTGGTTGTTTTTGCTGTTTTGAAACTGATAACATTAGATTATGCTATTGTACATCCACATGTACGATTTCAGTAGTTTGTTTTTGCTGCAATACATCTACTACACTCTGCTGCGGTAGAACTCATTTTATTACCCCGGATAACCAGTATTTTTTAACTGTTCAAGGTTGTTTAGGTACATGTCTGTCTTGTGCATCAAATGACTGGTCGGTTAACGTTAAATTAAGGTGCGACACTGACTGTTATCTTTCCTACCCAGCTGCAACAGTAGTAGCTGGATGCCCATTTAAAGCAATATTCCCTGCTACCTGTACTTCGTTAGACGATAACACTGGTCGAGTCTCCCCGGAGTTGATCTCACCCTTTACATATGGTTGTGACGGGTGGTTACCTATGTGGGCTAATGTAGCAACTAATAAAAGTAACCCTTACTGTATATGTTCGGAACAAAGACTTTGGGCAATTAAACCCGTAGGTAATAACTGTGTGTGCATGTCATGCAATATTTGTAACCCATGCGGTTCTACATGCATACCTTTCTTTTTTAGATCCGATTGTCAGCTTTGCACTACCCAAACTTCGACCAGTGCTAGCGTGGTTAGATCTTGGGATCAAGGGGATGGTGTAAAACGTTTAATGTTTGAAAACGAAGTATGTTGCAGTGATATACCTTGTCTTGGCTATCGTCTATTATGTTTCTGCATAAACAACACTGGTAATCTAACCTATCTAGGTTTGTCAGATTCTGGGTACTGCAATAGCTGCTGTGCAAGCTGTTCCTATCGACAATATCGACGTATTTGTTATGATTCCGGAGCCGGAAGTCCTGGTGGTGTAGTAGGTGGGTTAGCATGTCGTAATTGTAGTACAACATTTAGCCTGGCTAAATATTTTGTAACTGCGCCTCTATGCTCTGCAAACGCTTGTTATTACTTCTCGGGTACTGAACACGGGCTTTATGGGTGTAGTGCAGGGGGGGCATGTAATTTCTGGGGCGGATCTTCTCTTGGAGCTCCAAACTATGCGGATGATCACATCGCGGTAGTCCGTTCGTTCCGTTATGCATTTGCAAATACCTGTCCGGAAGCATTTACCCTATCCAGTAGCTCGTTTAGACCTATTACACAAGTAAGTCAAACTCATTGTTCAGTGAAATGCATTTGTATCTGCTCGTGTTGTCCTAAAGGATACAATTACCAACCTCAGTTATTCCAGGGTAACACTGTTGTTGTTAGTGCGGGCAACGGGCATGCTTGCCCGGGAAGATTACTAACCGGCGCAGGTAGTTGCCCGGCTGCAACTTATATTATTGTATATACTAATAACTACTGTAATAATATTTGCTGTTTCATGGGTATAGCTCAAAATACTGTATCCGCTGGAGGCATCGCATGTGTAGCTGTACCTGGTATGGTGGATCGCTCTAATGTTGTTTCAAACTTTTTCCCAACCTGTTCAGTAGTTAGTAGCATGATATGCTTGGGGGCAACTTGTGGCTGTACTACATGTATAAGTTCTGCCACCTGTACGCTTTTAGGTTTGGGCTTCGGGGGTAATTTTACACATTACTCAGGTCATTTTGTTACCCTTAAACGTTATTGTGATTGTAGATCTGGTAATCTTACCTATATATCTACAACAAAATTTTAATGGGACAGATAAATGTTTGTATACTTTAAAAAAAATAGCAATATTATACTCTACGTTTCGCCAGTTGAGTTAGGATTTACATCAGAAAAATTATTTACTCCTTTAGATGATATTTCTATATTTTCTGATGAGTATGAGGTTGTGAGTCTTGATGTGGATGTACCGTATGATCTTCAACAAAATAAATATAAACTAGAGAATAATGAAATAGTTTATATTGATAGCTATGTTAAACTTCAAGATAAGTGGAACAAGGTTAGAGTAAAAAGAGATGCGCTTCTAGTAGAAAGTGACGTGGAGTCAGGTGCATTATGGATTGACGTATGGAATCAAAAAGACCAGGAAACTAGAGATGCCTGGGCTTCCTACCGTCAAGCTTTAAGAGACATTCCACAAGGTCCAGATCCAGATAATGTTGTTTGGCCAAATAAACCTGTGCCTGTTGAAGATACCGAACCTGAAAACCCCGTAGCGCAACTACCGTAAAAGAGAAATATAGATTATGACATCTGGTGTTGAAAGAAGCGATATGAACGAACTTGGATATTTTGGAAATATTTGGGTTCGTTCACATAAGTATAATAAAGGTGAAAATAATGGAGGGGGTCATACCCACCATTTTGATCATATTACCCTCCTAATAAGTGGTAAAGTTCAAGTGGAAGTAGAAGGTCATACTCCTAAAATATTTACTGCTCCCAAATTTATTGTTATTAAAAAAGAGCATAAACATCGATTTACTGCTTTAGAAGATAATACAGTTTATTATTGCGTTTTTGCATTAAGAGATATCGATGGTAGTGTCACAGACATATATTCTGGTGACGATACACCATATGGTGCTGCTGACTTACCTGATCCCGGTGTTTCAACCGAACAACAAATTTTAGATCTAGATAAAAAAACTACCTTTTAAGTGAAATTTTTGTTAAGTACATAATACAATATAATTTATTTGACCTGGAGTTATAATGCGTAAAGTTTTTATGATTGACGGCGGCGCCGGTCGTGCAATTACCGCTATCCCTGCTTTAGAAAAATATGTCCGCGAGCATCCTTATGAAGATGTTCGTATAGTTATTTTCGGGTGGGATAACCTTCTTTGGGGTAATACACTTCTTCAAGACATTACCTATGGAGCAGATACTAAAGGGTTATTTGATAATGTAATAAAAGACGCTGATGTTGTAATTACTCCAGAACCATACCGTATTCCTGGCTATTTTAAACAAGAACTATCCCTGGCAGAAGCTTTTAATAAAGAAATAAACAATACTGATGATCATAGTGACATAGGTATACCTAAACTTTACCTTAATAAAGCTGAAGAAAAGAATGCTGCGAATATTTTAGCAGATGTAAAAAGTCAACAAAAAAAGAATTTAACTATAGTATTACAGCCCTATGGTCGCTCGGCAAGGGTGGATAGGGGTGATGTAATAGATGACAGTTCAAGAGGATTGGATTCTTCAACTTATCTAAAGTTAGTAAAAAAGTTATCTACCAAATACAATCTCATACTTTTTGCTGAAAAACCATTTCATCAAGCAGAAGATACCTATACATTTAAACTAGAAGCTGATTTAAGAATGTGGTCAGCAGTTATTGAGGGATGTGATTATTTTATAGGGGTTGATTCTGTCGGTCAGCATATAGCTAGAGCATTCAATAAACCCGGAACAGTAATTTTAGGTTCAACATTTGCAAAAAATATAACATACCCCGACTGGTTTAATATTGTAGAAAAGGCAGGGGTTCCAAAGAAATATTCTCCTATAAGAATTTGCGGTCTAGATAATCATCTAGCTGATAGATATAATGACAAATTAATGGACTTTACAGATAGTGAAGTAGATCAAATTTTTATGTCAATTGTTAAAGATATTGAAAAGAAGGTAAAATAATGGAATATAATATTTTAGGGGTAAATCCTGGTCATAACGGTTCAGCCGCATTAGTATCTAAGGGTGAGGTGTTATACTACTTAGAAGAAGAAAGACTTTCTCGTCAAAAATATGACGGTAATCCTTTTAGAGCAATTTATGATATTATTTCAAAATATCATATTGATGAAATTGTAATCGGGGGTACAACTTCTAAACTACCTACATTACCGTGGACCGGAGGTGACCCTTATTCAGAAATAGTTAAAAAATACTATCCTAATGTTAAAGTTTCCAATCTTGGAGATGAGCATCACCTAGGTCATGCAGCCACCGCTTTTTACAACTCAGGTTTTGATAAAGCTATTGCAATTGTTGTTGACGGTGCTGGCTCTCTTAAACGTGAAAAAATGGATGAGTATGGTCAGTGGGTTGGTGAAGGTTATGAAACAGAGTCTATCTGGGTCTGTGAATATCCAGGTAAATTTTCAGTAGTGAGAAAGGTGCATAGTCAGAATGTTAGTACACATATGGACAATGGACTATTTCAGTTTGATAACTCTATTACAGTGACTAAGGCATATGAGGCGGTCTCTCAATACCTAGGTTTTGGATTTATTGAGGCAGGTAAAACTATGGGACTTGCCCCTTATGGGGAAGATAACCCTGAAATTCCTAGAATGTTTCTGGGTAATCGAGCAAGCAAAGATTTTTTTGTTCCTAATTACCCTGCAGGTGCATTTGTTGACCAGTCTAGATTAAGATATGTGTTTGACAGAGGTATAGGTTATGATCCAAAAAATTGGCATAATAATCCCCATAAGCTTTTAAAAATTGAAAAAGATTTAGCATGGAAAGTACAACAAGAAACACAAAAAATAGTTGGTGATTATATCGAATATGCTGTAGGGGCAACGGGTATTAAGGACGTTGTAATTTGTGGTGGGTATGGATTAAATTGTGTAGCTAATTATTATTTCCTTAAGCGATTTCCTGATGTCAACATTTATTGTGAGCCGGTAGCTCATGACGGTGGTACAGCCATCGGTCTTGCAATGCTTGCATGGCATCAATTTAACTGTAGCGGAGATGCATTTATCCCTAGACAGTCAAAGATTTACTACGGGCCTCAGTATGAACCTGACGTGGTTCAAAAAGCCTTAGATGATAACGCTGAAAAGATAAGTGTTACTGATATAACTGCTCAGGAAGTAGCTCAACTTATTTCTGAAAGAAATATCGTGTCTATTTTTCAGGGTCGGTCAGAAGCGGGTCCCCGTGCACTGGGTAATAGATCGATTCTTTACGATCCGCGAGATCCTGATGGTAAAGATTATGTAAATACTGTTAAGGGAAGAGAGTGGTTTAGACCTTTTGCTGGTACAGTCCTTAAAGAGCATGCTAACGATTGGTTTGATATGGCCGGCTTAGACGAATCCCCATTTATGATGTATGCGGTAAACGTGGCAGCCGATAAAGTATCAACTATACCTTGTATTACACATGTAGATGATACTTGCCGTGTTCAAACTGTTACAGAAGAGCAAAATAAGCACTTTTATAACTTAATTAATGAGTTTTATAAAATTACAGAAGTACCGATTTTATTTAATACATCGTTTAATTTAGCTGGGGACCCACTAGTTGAAACTATAGATGATGCTTTGAGCACCCTTTATAGATCTAAACTTAAATATTTGTACTTGCCTGAGCTAGGCAAATTAATCACTAAAACTATAGAAGATCCTGTCGTTGAAGAAGATGAGGGGGACCCTTATAACGATTCTACCGATATCGCCTTGTCTGACTAAAATGGAACACTTATTGAGTTTTCCCGAGGATAGAGTTTTTGTAAAAGACCTATCCTCGTTATTTGATTTTAAACACTTAGAACTTGCTTATAATAAAAGCAAATTTAATTATAATGTTAAAAACAAAATTAGTGAAGATCTTCGTGTATTAGACTCTTCAGAAAGTCTATTAGAATTAAAAAAAATATGTGAAGAACAAGCTACTTGGTTTTTTAAATTTGACTATTATAACTCATTTGATCAACTTGTGGTAACTACGTCCTGGTTTAATCATACTATGAAAGACCAGTATCATCACAAGCACTCTCATCCATTTAGTGTACTTAGTGGTATAATATACTTGGATGATAATCCGGAAAATTTAAACTTAAATTTTTGGAGAAAAGGTAAGAATATACCGTATGCAGAAAACAACGGTGTAGATAGAATTGGCCTAACCGGTCTTTTTAATATTAACAAAACACCTATACAATCTAATCTTAAGAACCATTTGATTTTATTTACTTCGAATACCTATCACGATGTATCAAAGGTTAAAGATGAAAAAAAAGCTAGAAGATCTCTAGCTTTTAATACCTTTTTTAAAGGTATAGTAGGTAACCCTGGTAACCCCTTAGGCCATATTACATATAATATTAGCTGAGTGTACTAGCAAAACTAGTAAGATCTTTAAATACCTTGACCTTGCTCTTTAGATCTCTATTGGCAAAAGTATCAAGTTTATTTTGAGTAATTTCAAAATTACCTGACTCAATAAAAATAGGTCTTGCATTAGATGCAAAGCCCGCTTTTAATCCGTTAATATTGTTTGAAATAAAGTACCCTCCTTTGAATTTTTGTCCAAATTCATTCTCAGCTCTTTTTAGCATCCCGTTATTAGGAAATGCGTAAATATCATCTTTTAAAGAGCTTGTTGAATAAAGAATACCGTCGATAGAAAAAATACCATATTGCCCAAATACTTGCATAAGGTGTTGTATGCGCGAGTCAACATCTATTTGAGTAAGTTTACCTGAAGATATAAGCGGTTCATTAAAGAATAAAAAGACTTTATATCCTTTTAGTCTTAATTCTCTAACCGCCGCTAAAGAGGGAGCAATAACTCTTACCTCTTCAGGTTTTAATATTTCCCCTTCCTCCAGTATAATACCAGGTAATTCGATTCCTATAGTTTCTTTAGGAAAAACAGAAGGCCAGTCTGAAGGAAATCCAGGCTGCCCTCCTGGTATTCCGGGGATGTTGTTTTGGTGCGGGTTCTTTAAGCTCGTTTCAACTGAAAATCGTCCCATAAAATCTCCATAATTTTTTTTA